ATGTTGCAGATTTAGACCAGTTTATTATACCATCAAATAGTATAGGAACAACACCAACGACTAGCGGTAAAATAAATATACATTTTCAAAACGAATTAAATGAATATCTTGCTAATCAACCAACGGGAACAGACAATGCAGATGAATTTACAGATACTTTATTTGAAACTGAATACAAAGAGTACATACAAGATGTGTTCAATGTAAGAAGAAGATTGTTAAAGGTTACTGCATACCTACCTATGAAAGTGTATTACAACTTACAACTAAATGACTTGATACAATTAGGACAAGATAGCTATAAGATAAATTCAATGAAAACAGACTTAACAACTGGTAAAACAGAATTTGAATTACTAAACACAATATTATGATTAAGAATATAATTGATTTGCTACATGTTGTAGATGGTGATACTGAAAACATAAGAATAGCACAAGGGAAATATAAATTAGCTGAAACATTTAAAGAGGGCGCTAAACAAATTAAAAGAGATTTAAAATGGCAGAAATAGTAACAGTAAAATTAGTTGCAGAAACTGGTGATGCGGTAAAAAATGTTGAAAAGGTAGAGAAATCGGTTCAAAAAACTGGTATTGCTTCAAAAAAAGCTAGTAAAGAATTATCTGGTATGCAGCAAGTTGGCGGTGCTGTACTTGGTAAGCTAGACCAAATGACTGGTGGTCTTGCATCTAAATTAGTTGCAGTAGGTAAGGCTGCAAAGTTAAGTGGTAAGGCAATGAAAACAGCTTTAATATCTAGTGGTATTGGTGCAGCAGTTGTTGCTATTGGTTTATTGGTTGAGCATTGGGATGCTATAAGTGAAGCACTAGGTTTTGTGAATAAAGATTTAGAAAAACAAGCAGACCAGCTAAATAAAAATATTGCATTAAATGATGAACAACTAAAATCATTAAATAATCAAGAACAGATACTTATTCTACAAGGTAAAAGCACTGGAAGAATAAAAGAGGATAAAAAGAAAATATTATTATTACAACAAGAAGAAAACAAACTATTACTTGAAAATTATAAAACTCAATTACTAAAGGAACAACAACAACAATTAGAATTAGATTGGTGGGATAAGCTAAAGGTTGCGGTTGCTAATGCAAGTGGTATTGCTGGTCAAGGTGCTATAGCTAGAGCAAAAAGTTTTGAAAAATCAGCAGAACAAATTAAAAAACTAGCTGAAATTCAAAAACTTGTAACAGATGCAAAAACAAGGGATGAGCAATTAACTATAAAATTATTACAAATAGAAAAAAAGGCAGCAGATGAAAAAATTAAATCATCAGAGAATGCAGCCAAATTAGCAGAAGAAGCTGAAAAGGCTAGAATTGATGCTATTGAAAGAATAAGAAAAGGTTTAATAGATACAGAAGCAGAAGAACGTGCAGAGAAATTAAGATTAATTAAAGAAGATTATAATCAGCAAATAGCTTTGGCAGCAGAATTTTATGGAGCAAATTCAATAAAGATACTAGAATTAAAAGCAGCACAAAAATTAGCAATAGACGAACAACAAGCTGTATTTGATGAGCAAGACAAAGCAAAACAAGATAAAAAAATAGAAGACCAAAAAAAATATGATGACCAAGTTTTAGAAAACCAAAAGAAATTAAACCAACAACTTGCAGATGCAGAAATAGGATTGCAAGAAGCAAAAGCAAATGCATTAAGAGGCGGTTTAGATGTTTTAGGGAAGTTAGCTGGAAAATCAAAAGCATTATCTGCTGGTCTTTTAGTGGTAGAAAAAGGTTTGGCAATAGCTGAAGTAATTACAAACGCATCAAAGTCAATTCTAGCAGCAAAAGCAAATATGGCTGCGGTACCAGCTATAATACCAGGAACAGTATTACCAAATCCATCTTATGCGGTTCAAGCGGCTGCAACCCTTAAAGGAATTGCAACTACAAAAATTTCAGCAGCAGCATCTATTGCTACTATTGCAGCGCAAGCAATACCAGGTTTAGCTGGTGGTGGTGGTGGTGGCTCAAGAAGTTTAGGAGGTGGAGGTGATGTAGGTGGAGGTGCGCCACAAGCCCCAGCATTTAATATTGTAGGTGCAAGTGGTGAAACACAATTAGCAGATGCTATAGGGGGACAAATGCAAAGACCAGCCAGGGCATACGTTGTAAGTAACGATGTAACAACTGCACAAGAAATGGATAGGAACATTATAGAAGGTGCTAGTATTGGATAAATGCAAAATTAAAAATTAATTACGTTATATAAATATGAAAATAATTGAGCTTATTCTAGATGAAGAACAAGATGATATTGGGGTAGATGCAATTTCTATAGTTGAAAGTCCAGCCATTGAAAGTGATTTCGTTGCTTTAAAGAACCAAGAGATTAAACTTGCAGAGGTTGATAAAGAAAAGAAAATACTCATGGGTGCTTTATTAATACCTAACAAGCCTATATACCGCAATGGTTCAGAGGGTGAGTATTATATATATTTTTCAAAAGATACTATTGTTAAAGCCTCACAAATGTTCTTACAAAACGGTAAACAAAGCAACTCAACACTTGAACATGCACAAGCACTAAATGGTTTAACATTGGTTGAAAGTTGGATAGTGGAAGACAAAACAAAAGACAAGACTGCATTGTATGATTTAGATGTACCAGTAGGAACTTGGATGGGTAGTGTAAAAGTAAATAATGACGATGTTTGGAATGAGTATGTAAAAACAAACAAAGTAAAAGGTTTTTCTATAGAGGGTTACTTTGCTGATAAAATGGAGGCACCAAAAGAAAATATTGAAGAACAAATGGCTGAACAATTATTAAATCAAATAATAAATATAATAAAATGAAAAGTAGATTAGAAAAAGTTTATAACAAATTACCAAAGCAAAAAGTAAACCTTAAAGCACAAGAAATAACATTAAGCAAGGTTCAAGAACTTAAAAGCCTTATAAGTGAAACAGATGATATTTTAAATCAATTTAATTCAGAATATGACAGGGCATTATCTATTATTGAAAGTATAGAGGATAAATTGTCTAATTTGTCTAGTGATTTTGAGCAATCTAGAACGGATAGTATTGAAAAATTAGATGAAATAATTACTGCCGCCGATGAACTTGGATTACAAGGAGTAGGAGAGGAAGAGGAATATCAACTTGGTCAAATAATTGGAATGGCAGATGACCAATTTAATTTAGCAAGACAACATTTTAATTTTTAATATAAATGCAAAGAAAAAACAAAAACAAAACCTTTATACCTAGTAGGACATCGCCTAATGGTGGTAATAGAGCTTGTTTATGTTGGGACACTAACACTTATTCTATATCATGTTGTGATGGTTCTATTCAAGCACAAGGTATAGGAGTAATAACAAGAACAGAGTAAAAACGCAAAAAGTAAATTAATAATCGTTATATAAATAGTATGGAAAAAACAAAAATGTTAAATCAAATTAGAACACTTTTAAACATCGAGGTAAAACTTGAAGACATGAAGTTGGAAAACGGTACTGTAGTAAGTGCTGAAACATTTGAAAAAGGAAGTGAAATATTCATCGTAACAGATGATGAGAAAGTAGCAATGCCAGTAGGAGAATATATCCTAGAAGATGGTAGGTTATTAGTTGTTGAGGCAGAAGGTATGATTGCAGATGTTCGTGATGTATCAGATGAGGCACCAGCTAAAGAAGAAGAAACCGAAGACCTAGAAGATGAAACTGTTGAAACAGAAGTACCAGCAGAGGTTGCATCAGAGGTTGAAGCAATCATTGAGGCGGTAGTTGAGGTTATTGCACCAGTTATTGAAGAAGTAAAATCTGAAATTGAAGAACTAAAAAAGAAATTTTCAGATATGGATGTGAAAGAGGAAGAAGAAAAAAAGGAAGAACTTTCAGCTAGAAAACCAATTAAGCACAATCCAGAAAGAACAACAAAAACTAAACAAGTTGAGTTTGCAAAAGGTAAATTCAATACAACACTAGATAGAGTATTAAATAAATTAAACAAATAAAATGAAAAAAAGAAACGTAAATTTAGCAACAAATGTTACTGTAAATTCTACCTATGCTGGGGAATTTGCTGGTGAATATATCGCAGCAGCTTTATTATCTGCATCAACAATCGATGATGGTGGACTAACTGTAAAGGCAAATATCGCATTTAAGGAAATAATCAAAAAACTTGTAACAACATCTTTAGTTACAGCAGCTGGGTGTGATTTTGTACCTACATCTGATATTACATTAACTGAAAGAGTTTTAACTCCAACTGAATTACAAGTAAATCTACAACTTTGTAAGTATGATTTCGTTGAGGATTGGGAAGCACAGCAAATGGGTTTCGGTTTAGGTCAATCATTACCACCTAAATTTTCTGATTTCTTAATTGCACATGTAGCGGCGGAAGTGGCACAAAACACAGAATTTAATATTTGGCAAGGTGATACGGCAGGAGCAACTCACACATCATTCGATGGTTTTGAGAAACTTATTGCGGCATCAGCAGCAGCAGGAGATATTCCAGCAGGACAACAAGTAGCAGCAGCAGCACTTACATCTTTAAACATTATTGACGAAATGTCTAAAGTAATTGATGCTATACCAGCAGCATTGTATGGTAAAGAAGATTTATTTTTATATGTACCAACACAAGTTGCTAAATTATATGTACAAGCACTAGGTGGTTTTGGAGCAAATGGTTTAGGGGCAAATGGTGTAGCTAATATGGGTACACAATGGTGGAACAACGGTAGTCTTACTATAAATGGAGTTAAAATCTTTGTTTGTCCAGGAATGTCAAATAACAAAATGTATGCTGCACAACGTTCTAACTTATACTTTGGAACTGGATTGTTAAACAATACAAATGAGGTTAAAACCTTGGACATGGGAGACCTTGATGGTAGTAACAACGTGAGAATGATAATGAGATTTACCTCTGGTGTACAGTTTGGTATCGCATCTGACCTTGTAGAGTACGCATAATTAATTAATTAATCAATAAATTAGGGTAGGTGGAATATATCTGCTTACCCTTTTTTTTTTAAAACATAAAAAAGATGGCTTGTACATTAACAACGGGTAGGAAATTACCTTGCAAAAGTGCTTTTGGTGGCATTAAAAGAGTTTATTTTGCTGATTATGGTGATATTACTGCAATTACAGTAGATGCACCAACTGGTGAAGCAACATTTACGGGAACACCAACTTGGTATGAATATGATGTAAAAGGAAATTCTAGTTTAGAAACTACTGTTACTAGTAGTAGAGAAAATGGAACAACTTTTTATACTCAAACTTTAAACCTTACATTAACATATTTAGATGCTTTAACGCAACAAGAACTACAAACACTTGCAGTAGCAAGACCATACGTAG